TGTAGACACATGTGACACTCGCGCAAAGTTCTACGAGAGGCTATCGTATCTAGCAAAAGATGACCAATCTTTGTATGAATCTGAGACAATTGATGAAAGATTAAACAAAATGTTGGAAAAAAAAGATAAATACGTTAGGAAATTAGAAAAAATATTAAAAACTTTGTAATCAATTCAATTTAATATATGGCACACTGGAGAAATCTAATGAAAGACAACAAGTACCTCGGAGCGTGGGACTTGGAGGTTGACGGCAAGTACGAGCCGAAGATGGTAACTATCGAGAAGATATACCAAGACACATTCGTAGGTGAGATGGGCAAGGAGGACAAGGTATTCATCAAGCTAAAGGAGTTCAGCAAGCCTATGGTTTGCAACCGATCTAACTTTAAGAGGCTTGAGACATTCTTTGAATCGTTTGACCCTAGCTCATACATAGGCAAGCAGATAGTTATAACAACTGAGAAGGTCAAGTCTCCACAAGGACTGGTCGATGCGCTGAGATTCAGCACTCGTCCTTTACCTAAGAAGGAGCTACCAATGCTGAACGAAGATCAGTTGGAGAAGGCTATTGACGCTGTGAAATCTGGCAGAACAACGATCGAGAAGATCAGGAAGCAGTACACAATTACTGAGGACCAACTAAATATGTTCAGCAATGATTAATGTACGATCATCGGGATGCCATCCGTTGTTCAGCGGAACACGAGATGGACTAACTCCACTACAGATGGAGAAGCTGTTGGACTACAGAGGACGGCCAAAGCTAACTGACAAGCAACAAGAAGAGCTGTCAAAGCTTGAGATGAAGCTTATGTCTGGAGGTGACTTGAGCGAGGGTGCTAAGACGTACATAGAGGAGATGATTGACGAGAGGGTGTACGACTATAGAACACACGTCAGCACCAAGGAGATGACCAAGGGTACAAACGTTGAGGACGACTCAATCGAGGTGTACAACAGGTTGTTCTTTACTAGTCACTATAAGATGGCTGAGTTTGACGAGTTCTACGAGCTGAGGTACGGCATATCTGTAGGTCACCCCGACATTGTCGACAAGGAGGCAATGAAGGTGATCGACATCAAGAGCCCATGGTCAAAGAAGACAATGCCTAAGACAGTCAAGAAGGCCGAGAAGAAGGTCAAGGATGCAGGGTATGACTGGCAGGTCAAGCACTACCTCTACATGCTACGCAAGACAACAGGAAAGGATTGGAGAGATGGAGAGGTTGCGTTTGTGTTGACCAACACGCCAGAGGAACTGATATCAGACAACGAGAACGACAGCCTGCACTACATGGACGATCTTGATGACACGTTAAGAGTGACGATTGTGAAAGTAGAGCTGACGGATGACGACATCAGTTGGATGGACAGCCAGCTTGAGAAGGCAGAGAACTATGCAAGAATGTATTTTAATTACCTAAACAATAAAAACAAATGAGTGATTTTAAAATGAAGGGGGTTTTAAAGGTTATAAACCCATCAGTACAGGTGAGCGAGAAGTTCACAAAGAGAGAGTTCGTATTGAACGAGCCACACGATCAGTATCCACAGGACATCTTGTTCCAGTTAACGCAGAAGAACGTTGACGTATTGGACAATTTTGTTGAGGGTCAAGAGGTTGAGGTGTCGTTCAGAATTCGTGGACGAGAGTACAACGGAAAGTACTTCAACAACATTGAGGCTTGGAGAATTGAGGCGATTGGTGAGATGCCTAGTGCGTCTCCAGCGAAGGAGGAAGATGCGTTACCGTTTTAATCTACTGCTAATCAAGGTGGGTAGTCACGCTACCCATCTTTAATTTAATTAAAATAAAATGAGCGATATAACAAAATGCTACGGGGCTGATTGCCCGATGAAAGAAAGCTGCAAGAGATTTATAGCTAAGCCAAATGATCATTGGCAGTCATACTTCCTTGAGCCACCATACCACATCAATGAGGGAGGATTCTTGTGCGACATGTACTGGGGTGCACACGCGGAGGGGGTATGGAACACGTTACAAGAGGCTGTCGGTATACACATTCCTAACTTTAACGATATTGAAATGGACTATGACGCTAAAGATCACAATTTGTGATGTCAACTTTTAGGCTTAAAAAACTTGACAAAATTTAAGTCTATAAACACTTTATTTTGTCGCAAATATAGGAGATACTTGCGACATAATTGATGGAATAACTTGTCATAAAAAGGATAAACTGATGCACTTTTGGGTGCTATAAAACACATTAATATGAAACAGACAGCAGTAGACTATATTAAAGAGAAACTAATGTGCAATGAGTATTGGTATGAAAATATGACCTTTGACCAAATAATTGAACAAGCCAAAGAGATGGAAATAAATCAACACAAAGAAACTTGGGATGTAGCACATCAATCAGGTAGATTTGAAGGCAAAGGTATTGCTGAGGAAAATTGGTTTACATTTGAAGAATATTGGGAAGAAACCTTTAAATCAGAATAGAATGAAAACAGCAATGCAACAACATATTGAGTGGTTAAAAGCTACATTAGACATATGTAAAGAAAACGCACCAACATTAGTTAATTGTATTAATTTATGTATATCTGATTCTGAATCAAGGTTAGGAACGGAGAAAGAGCAGATAGAAAATGCTTGCATGAAATGGTATGATGGCAGCAATGATAATGCAGGTGAACAATACTACAACGAAACCTTTAACAAATCAATAAAGAATAAGGGGTAAATTTTGCCACATTAACTAAATAGAAATGATATGAAAGCAAAACTAACATTTAACCTGCCAGAAGATCAATCTGACTTTGACTTTGCTGTTCAAGGTGGTAAGATGTACTCAGCATTATGGGATATATCTCAAGAGCTTAGAACGCTATGGAAGTACGAGGAACTTGATGAAAAAGAGTGGGACATGGTAGAAAGGATTAGGAACAAGTTCTACGAGATACTAGATGATCATCAGATAAAACTTGATAAATAGTCTATGGTCCCGTAGCTCAGCTGGATAGAGCAACACATTAGGTATTTGGTGGTCTCATAATTATTTTGTATCTTTATAGAAACAATTAACTATGAAACACCATACAAAAGACAAAGGAGATAAGGGCACAGGTAATGTAATTGCAGATCTATTATCAAAAGGAATTCAGATATGCTTACCATTATCTGAACACTTACCATTTGATTTAATTGCAGTTAAACCTGACGGTACATTAATGAGAGTTTCTGTTAAGTATAGAACATTAAGAAAAGGATCTGTTTTTGTATCCTTTTCAAGTTCATACTCTGACTCACATGGTGTTCATACAAGAGCAGTAGATAAGTCTCTTATTGATTTACTTGCCATATATTGTCCAGAAAGCAACGAAGTATACTATGTTATACCTTCACAGTTTGATAAAACAGTAACTCTAAGAGTTGAAGAAAGTAAAAACAATCAAACAAAAGGTATTAACTTAGCAAAAGATTATTTATTAGTTCCATAGTTAAAGGGATATAACACTAGCCTTCTAAGCTTGTATTCCTGGTTCGAGTCCAGGTGGAACTACATTTTCCCCTGCAAGGTGGAATGGATGTGTGTAATCAGGTAGACACTCCCCAAAACTAGTAAGGTAATGAGAGGCAAAACAATTGTCTGACACTAGGAAAATCGTGACAGCTTGGAAAGACAAGCAATATAGTCAGGTGGTGTAATGTAACATGGTCCTAAGTTATAGTTGCAGTTAGGGTTCTGTGGTTAGCCCCCATATAGGGTAAAAACTCTGCGCACATGGGTATGGACAGTGTGCGCTTTATTTTGTAATCGATAAACACAATACATATGGAATGGAAATCAACATCCACTGCCGACATAAAGGTTGACAGTGTAGTAGAGGCTGTAGTCTCTAAAATGCGGAGCAGATCAACCGTAGGGATCAAGAAGTACAACACAACAATGGATAGAAATGATCTGTCTGTTGAGGATTGGATGACACACTTGCAAGAGGAGCTTATGGATGCAGTTATTTATTTACAAAAATTAAAATCAATGCTATGATAACCTACTTTAAATCAATCAATGAAACTGACAAGCCTTACCACGTAGACGTACTAGTTGCATTAGATAGAATTAGAGATGGTGTATCGAGAGACCTAGTTGAGCTCATTCGTTCTGCCGAGGACAAGGAGCAACGCAACAATCTTAAGAAAGGTCTTCCTTCAATTTTATTTTCTGGTCAGTTTTCTAGACGTGCTGACAACGCTATAATTGAGCACAGCGGACTCATATGCATAGACTTCGATGGGTTCAAGG